TTATATCTCTTTTGCTCCTTGTCCGCTTCCTTGCGCTCTTGCAGCTCTCTCTTTGCCTTGCCGATATCGGGAAGCGCAATGTTCTCCCCTCGGCTTGCCGTCTGACCCACCTTTGCGCCAATAAAAAAGCACGCTATGCAAAGCGCGCCTGTCACCAAAACTGCTATTATAATTTCCATATATCCCCCTTAAACAGGCGTTATAGAATCGCCATAATCGGTGCTTGTCTGCATCATGCGCTCAATGTTGAAGCCGTTCTTCGGATTCACGATAATTGGCTCTTCCATGAACACAACCTGATCCCTGATATGGTGCGCTATCGCAAGCCCCATCATTTGGTCATCGTGACCGCCTTCGGGAGCTTCTATGCGCCCCTTTTCGTTGCGTGTGATGGTCAAAAGCTCTTCCAAGGTGTCCTTATCGTTGATAGTATCCGGGTGCTCTCTGACGATCTCTATCAGCCTTGAAATGATGGTCGGGCGCGTCAAGCTCGTTGTCTTAAAGCCAAACCGCTTCTCTGTCTTGCCGGTATAGGTGTCCTGCGCTTCTCTTACGTATTGCTTCGGATATCCCAAACGTTGCAGCTCCATGATCGGGTAAGAATCAAAGTTTGCTTCTATGCCAATCAGGGCTTGCTTATAGTACATACCAAGACAGTACATCTGCCTTGTGTATTGGTCTGCATCGAATTGATGCTTGAGTGTTGCCACCTGCACGCCTGTTTTCGCGTCCAATACGTGCCCGGTAAAGTAGTCGCTGCCCTCTCCTGCCGTGTCACCGCCTATGCAATACTCGGTAAATGCAGGCTGATTCGGGAGCGAATATATCAAGATATAGCCCTCTTTATCGTTGACCCATCGTATATTGCTGATGCGTAGTCCGTCATAGTCATACAGGAAATAGCCCCTCTTGATAGGCTTATTAAGCCGTGAGAGCCGTTCAAGAATGACCTGCGTGTCAAATACGTTCTTGCCCGACAGAAGGAACGCTTCCTGCGCAGAACATGGATATTCCTGCTTGATCAGATCCTTGTCAAGGTATTTATCGTATTTGTTCCAGTACCAATAAAGCTGCTCCGCTGCAAGCCCTTTATCGTCACGCAGCCAGCGCAGCCTATCAAATATCCATCCCTTTCCTCGGTCAATCTGATGCAGAAATTCCGCTCTCTGATCATCGTTACGGAAGGATATGCGATATTCCTTGGTTTTCCACCACTCATAGAAGCAGTTAATGTGTACGCCACTATCCCACATCTTCTGATAGTCGTTATAGCCGTTTGCCGTGCTCTCGTATATCTTGATGCAGTTCCTTGTAAAGGCTTCACCCAAAGCAGCTTGTATAGGTGATATACCGTCCTTCCAAAAGGCACATTCAGAGCCGTGGAAGAAGTTGACCGTGCGCGAACGCCCAACGTCCTTTGTCGCTGTATCAACCGCCCACGAGCTATTGATTTTCTCAAATAGCAGCTGCTTGCGGTTGTTGTATTTCTCCGTAGGCTTTAACGCTTCCGGGAGCTGACTATACGGAAACTTTGCTTTGTTCTGAAAGATTGCTTCAGAGTTGTCGCTCTTGTCTGCCAACGTGTAGCCTTGAAAGTTGCGATTGAGCAACGAGCACGACAGCTGATATGCCGTCACAACCGTGGTAAATCCTTGCTGTCTGCCCTTCAATACCAATAGGGATATATCAGTGATCTCCCCCTTTTCAAAGTCCTCTATGGCTTTGTTCAGGGTATTCATGAAATCATGCTGCACGTCATTGAGAAAGAACGGCATTGTCTGCTGATTCTTGTCAACCACGATAAAGAATAGCTCTATCAGCTTTTCGGGGTATCTCTTAACCTCTGCAAGCAAGTCGGCATCTGTCAATAGCTCCTGCGCCACCGCATCACGAAATTGCTTGTCAAACTCTATACTGTGCTTCTCTTGCCATTTCTCTTTGCGCTTCTCGATAAGAAAATCTGCCGAGTATGTCATAGCAAGTCCTCAAGCCGTTTCACGTTCAGATCTCCCTCGATCTTGGTCGTGTACTCTCCTGTCATTTTATTCATAAGGTCAATGGCGGTCTGTCTTGTCTTAATGCTTGCAGGCACTTCAATTTCCACCATCTCGCCATCAACGATACGCATGACCCTCTCATGCTCTTCGCCCTTGGCAATTCTTGTAAGCAATTCTAACCGCTCCTGCGCGCTCATAATGCTCGGTTTCATCATCTGCTCTCGCAATTCGTTCAACCTTGCCACAACCTTGTCCTTGCGCATCAGAGTGCTTGCCTTTTCCCAAATAGTCTTGTCCGACATTTTTTGATTGGGGTAAGCGGATCTGTATGCTTCCGCTTGGCTCTTGCCATCAATGATACCCTGCACGAATTTCTCTTGATTTGCCGTCAGCACGACCTCTCCCCCTTTCTTTTTGTCGAGCACCTTAGGCGACACCGAGTGCCGCCGCAGGAGTAACTATTTGACGGATATCCCACATGGTCTCGAATGAAATATCCGCAGGTGCTTCTCGGCATATAAAAAAAGAGCGTACCCGTCAGCACGCCCTCTTTCGATATTTTCACAGTATTATTATAACCCCGAAAATTGCGCACGTGTTGGTGAAAATGGGGTAAAGTTGGGTAATTTGGGGTAATTTCAGCCGATTTGTGAAATATGCACAGTTTTTTCACTCCGCTTTGGTTATTCTGCGAATTTACATACCCCGAGGGGTATGCTATAATAGAGAGTGGAAAGGGGGATCATCGTGACCAAATACACAGTTTACTACGCAACCGAATACGGCTCTCGCGTGCGCACCCTGCCATACGGAGAGCTGACCGATTTCAAGATCAAGTGCCAAAAGAAAAACTGGAAGATCACCAAGATCGTCTCCATTAAAGACGGCTCGATCATGAGAACACAAACATTCTAAAATTATGGAAAGCGAATCCCCTAAAGGCGCAGAAAGGAATAGAATATGAAAGCATTAGCATTGACCGCTCACAACGTTCCAGAGCAACGTATCAAGGAATACCTTGAGCACAACGCAAGCGACACTTTAGCAGACAAGATCAACAACGGCACACCGCTCACCAAGGACGGCAAGCATCTAATCATGCGCAAGACCCTGCAAGGCTTTTTCAAGTGGGCTACAACCGAAGCACGCAAGCTTGCCGAGAAAGGCGCGAATTTTGCTTGTGTTGACGATCAGACAGTTTTCGGGTGGGCTATCCACTACTTTGAAGAAGAGTCCATCGGGGGAGAATTATTCAACCTTGACGGCACGCCCTACCAAGCTCCCAAGCCAAAGACCGAGCCCAAAGCCCCCACCAAGCCCATACAAGCCCCCAAGACCGAGCCCCAACAATTAAGCATTCTCGACACCCCTGCCCCCGAACCCAAACCCGAACGTAAGCCCACACCCGAACCCAAGCCCAAGACCAAAAAGCCCACCGACACCGCTCAAATCTCTTTGTTTGATTTATTCTAAGGAGCACGTTATGAAGATAGAGAAGATCAAGCCCATACCCAAGCAAATACTCGCCAAGATAAAGAAGCTTGACGAAAGCAGAAATATCAAGCCCTGCGGACAGCTCCGCTTTTACTCATACCTTGCCAAGAATGACGGAGATCTCTGCCGAGTCACAGTAGCCGTCAAGATCTATAAAAAGGTTTGGTACTGCAAGCAGGTAGCCGTTCACGGTCTGCACTCTGATATCTGTTTCGTGCACGATATGGAGTACGCCTATATGGGCGGTTTCAAGGTCGATTTCTACTCCGAGGGTATGCGTCAGCACAACGCCCCAGCATGGTATGCAAAAGGCAAGTGGTACGAAGCCGATGACAAGTATTACAACCCCACGTTCGCACCCATTGTAAACCTTGACTATCTCCGTAAGTACCCCGAATACCAATACTCCGCTTGCGATCTCTACCAAGGAGAGGATATCATTGAATATCTCCGCACCTACGAAAAGTACCCCATAGCAGAAATGCTCGTCAAGCTCGGACTTTCAAGTTATGCCCTCTCCAAGCAGATTTTGGAGAAAGCCACCAAAGACAAATCTTTCCGTAAGTACCTCGGCAGAAACCGCGAACTCCTTGCATCGGACAGAGGATATGATAAGCAATTCTACGTAAGCACGATTCTCAACGCATACAAGCAGAACAAGCCCCTTGAGATCGTACAAGAGTATGAGTGGTTTAAGAAAGACCTTGCTACTCCGTTCTACAAAACGTTCAACGGAATGTTCAAGGGAGAAGCAGACCGCCTTTTCGGCTACCTCAAAAAGCAGAATACCACCCTCTCCCTTTACCGCGATTATGTCAGCGCGTGCCGTGAGCTCGGCATGGATATGACCAAGGACAAGAACCGCTACCCCCACGA